CAGCCGGTGACACTGGTGGTCAGCACCTCCGGCCGGGCCTGCCCGTGTGCAGGCAGGCGCAGCCGGTGACACTGGTGGTCAGCACCTCCGGCCGGGCCTGCCCGTGTGCAGGCAGGCGCAGCCGGTGACACTGGTGGTCAGCACCTCCGGCCGGGCCTGCCCGTGTGCAGGCAGGCGCAGCCGGTGGCACTGGTGGTCAGCACCTCCGGCCGGGCCTGCCCGTGTGCAGGCAGGCCCGGCCGCGGCCGGCTGCGAACTAGCAGACGATGGTTACGACACCGTCAAAAATGGTGCGCGCGCGGAGTGTAGACCCCTCGGCATGATGAATCATAAAACCGGATTCAACGGCCGATTCAACTCGGCTATTCCCCGATTTCCCGTGCAATCCGCCAACCATTCCGACCCCATCCAATTCGGCAATGCGGATATCTTGCCGGTCGGCATTAAATACCTTTACCGTGATTTCCCGGCCGGTTTCCCGGCAACGGAAAATCACTTTTTCGGGAAGCGCGCCGTACTTGTGGTTCTGTGGATTGTATGCGCTGTCGAAAGCTACGATGATATTCCGACCGGCCGCGAAAATTGATTCAACGTCCGCAAATGTAGTCTTCTCAGAGTAACTGTGCACGATGGAATAGTTTGCCGGCAGATTCCTGCGGTGCTTGGGCAGCCCCTTGGAATAATCGTAGAATCGAACTTCCGGGAATTCCGCGAAAAGTTCGGGGTATATGCGCTCCCACACGATATCGGAAGACACGTTAAGCCGTATCGCGGGAATGCGGCCGGTTCGCTTGCAAAGCTTTGAAAAGTTCGACACCTCCGCGCGGAGTTTTGCCTTGAACAATTCGCGGAATTCCAAGTACAGCCGGGCCCGGCCGATTAGGGCAAACCGGGTACTCGGAGTCACATTCATCCCGGCAAACAATCCGTTGCACGCTTCAATGCAGCCGTCAGTAGCCCATGTGCAAAGGTTATGCGCTGCGCTCGCGAATTTCCAAGGTGCCATCGCGCAGCCGATCGCGCGATAGGCTCTCGCGCGGCCGGGAAGTTTTTTTAGCTTGGAATTCGCAGACAGTAACGGCCGGCGTGAATCCCACACACCATCGAATTGCACGCCGTTTGAATTCGTGAAAGTGATGCGGAATTGTGGGAAACCGTCGATCGTGTGTGATACTTCACACGTCGCAGAATCAACGGTTATAGGCTTCCGGCGGGCCTTGCGGGCGGGGAAGGTAGTGGCATTCATCGTGCGATATCCTTTAAAAAGTGGTTTTTAGTAGCCTATTAAATCGACAATCGGCCGCGGTTTTTCAGATAAAAACATCCGCATCTCTGTTCCAGTCAATGTCGGGCCCGCGGCCGGTTTCATCGTGCCCGTTCCAACAAACAAAAATTCTAGGTGTCGTATCGCCGGGCGCGGGCCCCCATACTTTCCATTCTTCTACCGTATTCCGCTCGTGAATCACCCCGTCGATTTCTAGTTGCGTTATCGCAGCCCACACCGCAGACCTTCGACGGCGGGTGGTTTCAATTTGGACATACCTAATCCCGTGCAATTCGCGCCATTCTTTTTTGGCCGTTTCAACGGCTGCGCGGATTTCATCGTATGCAATTTTTTCGAGCTTAGAAGCCATTTCAATACCTTTTTTCTAGGGGAATCCGCGGCCGACAATCGGCCGCGGTGCTTGGATGTTAGCCTATCGGCTGTCGGCAGTCAATAGGGTCTACGCTCAGTGTCGGTTTTTCTTGCGCGTGGCCTGAAAAGATTTTCGGAAGACACTTAGCATCCTGAGAACGGCGCGCGCCTGCGCTTGCGGCCGGCGGGGGGGCAAAGATTGCAGACACCCGGAGGGGCGTCCCCCGCTGGTGGGGTTCGCAGGGCAGACCGCATGTCCTCCGCTCCGTGCGCCCCGGTCGGCCTAACCAATTTGCTGGCCGCCGACCACGATCCGACGGTTTGGCAAAAACACTCTGTTCTGGTAGCCTATGACCCGTGCGTGGAGACGCCGGAGAAAACGCCAAGGAAGGCCAAAGTTGTCCCGTATGCGGCGGTTCTGTGCCGCCCTCCCTTGGCCCTAAGCCCAGGACGTATTGCTCTGCGGCCTGCTGCCGAGCTTCGTCGCGGTCGCCGAAGCCCGCGGTCGTGCCGTGCTCTGTCTGCGGCAAAGACGTACCGCAGGACGCAAGTAGTGTCGGCAGACGCCGGGAAGTCTGCTCCGATCAGTGCCGCAAGCTGCGAAAGACAAAGAAGCCGACGCATCACGGGACATGCCTGAGATGCGGTGAGGGCTTCGTTCGGTTTAAGAACTCAAAATACTGTAGCGACGAGTGCCGATACCCCAACCGCCCATGCGTTAAGCCTTGCCAGCAGTGCGGAAAAAGCTTCAAGCAGAGGCACTCTGGGAGCAAGTTTTGCAGCCAGAGCTGTGTCGCGCTGGCGAGGGCACCCGAGACGATCAAAAGAAACAAGAGCCGTGCTGCGCAGCGGCAGTGCCTCTGTTGCCAGAAGCCGTTCCGAAAACGAGGAACCGGGCGAAATGCCGGAAAATACTGCTCCAGGGAATGCGCATTTGAGGCGAGGCGGCTTCGCCTCCCATGCGCGAGACTGACAAGGCGGCCGGGGGCAACGCTTGACGAGCAGATCGCTGTGTGGTTCGGAACCTGGGGCAATGACGCAGGCGACCCGCTGAATGTCGGCGGCAACGCTGGCGGCCACAAGTTTCGATGCGTTAAGTACGGGTGCCACTACGAGTCGTTCTCGAAAACGTCGATCCTTCGCCGGGACAACTGGACGTGCCAGATATGCCAGTGCGAGCTGCTTCCGCGGTGGACAAAGATCGATGGCAGCGAGACTCCGCATCCCCGCAGCCCCACGATCGATCACATCGTGCCGCTGTCTTACGGTCCCGACGGCCCAGGCCACAGACCGAGTAACGTCCAGGCCGCCTGCTGGGCGTGCAACATAAAGAAATCCGACTCCTTTGCGGGGCCATTGCCTACTGTGCAATACTCGTAGGCATGGCAAGAGGCCCAGCACCAACGCCGAAGCATCTCCTCAAGCTGAGAGGCTCTGAGGAAGCCAACTACCGCGAGGAGCTTGGCACCCCCCTGCACTCTCTGCCGTCCGCCCCCGGCTGGATGCGGCCGGCAGCCAGGGAGATGTTCAACCTTGTCTGCGGCTACACCCAGAGAATGGGCACCCTGGCCGAGAGCGATGTCGAGGTGATCTCGCGGTATTCGATCATCTGGGATCGCTGGCGAGAGGCGGAAATGCAGCTCGCCAAGATGGATTCCGGCTGGGTGGAAGTGACAGCTCCCGACGGCTCCCTCCGGTTCAGCCGGCCGAACAAGTGGCAGTCCCAGAGTAACCACTGCCATGAGCAGTTGCGGCAGCTTGAGACCGTTCTCGGCCTAACGCCTGCCGACCGCACCCGCATGGGCTATCACGCCGAGAAGGTCGTGCTAGACCCGATGGACGCTCTTCTAGCCAAGCGTGGTTGACATACGTCAATTCATCGGCTTACTGAAGCACAGTCGCGGCGACTTTGCAGGGAAGCCTTTCGTCCTCGAGCGATGGCAGGACGAGTACCTCGACAAGCTCTTCAACACGAAGAAGCCCGACGGTCTGCGGCAGTATCGGACGAGTTTGCTCGCGTTGCCCCGCAAGAATGGGAAATCGGCCCTATCGGCTGCCATCGGCCTCTACATGCTCTGCTGCGACGACGAGGGGGCCGAAGTAATCGTCGCGGCCGGCGACCGCTCTCAGGCGGCGCTGCTCCATACCGCAGCGAAGCAGTTCGTCGAAAGCTGCCCGTCGCTGACGAAGCGGTGCAAGATATATCGCAACAGCATCGTCTTCCCCGAGAAGAACTCGACGATGATCTGCATATCGAGCGAGGCCGGGACCAAGCACGGTTATAACCCGAGTTGCGTATTGGTCGATGAATATCACGTCTTTCCCGACCGCGAGTTGGTCGACGTACTCGAGACGGGCACTGGTGCCAGGAGCCAACCGCTGACCATCTACATCACGACGGCCGGCACCGACATGGACGGCCCGTGTTACAAGGACTGGCAGCGGGCGATCAAGATTCGCGACGGCGTCCTGAAGGACGACACCTTCCTACCCTGCATCTACGCCGCCGATCCCGAGGACGACCCGTTCATCGAGGAGACGTGGAAGAAGGCGAATCCGAACTACGGAATCACGCTAAAACCCGACTATTTCAAGCAATTTGCCGAGAAGGCGAAGCAGTCCCCGACCGACGAAGTCGTTTTCAGAACCCTACATTTGAACCAGTTCCAGAAGTCGGAAACCAAGTGGATCAGGCACGGTGCCTGGGACGCCAACAACGAGCCTCTCAGGCCGACGGCAGGGCGGCCATGCTGGTGTGGCGTCGACCTCGCCAGCACATTCGACACGACGGCGTTCGTGGCGGTCTGGCCGGACGCCGACGGGACGTATGACATCCACGCGATGTTCTTCATCCCAGAGGAGAACGCGATCAAGCGGGGTCGCGAGGACAGAGTGCCGTATCAAGCCTGGGCGGACGCTGGATTTGTTAAGCTTACTGATGGAGACATTACAGACTACGACGTAGTCCGCGACTACATTCTCTCGTTTTGCGAGAAGAATGCGGTTCGGAGTATTGCGATCGACCGCTGGAATGCAGTGCATCTGACGACCCAGTTGACGGCCGAGGGCATCGACGTAAAGCCTTTTGGACAAGGTTTTGCCAGCATGTCAGCGCCGTCGAAGCTGCTTGAGACACTCTGCGTTGGAAAACGCCTGCGTCACGGCGGCAACCCCGTCCTGGCGTGGCAGATGTCGAACGTGCAGGTGAAGGTAGACGACGCCGGGAACATCAAGCCGACCAAGAAAAACAGTCACTCCACGGCCCGCATCGACGGGGCAGTTTCTCTGATCATGGCCTTGGGCATTGCCTCGAGCGAGACCCACGGCAATACCGACGAACCAACCCTCATGGTGCTGTAGCGTGGACAGAGTCGACGAAGAAGTCTCCGATCTGATCGAGCTTCGCGGTAACCTCTCCCGCATTTTCGAGGAGATTTCGAGCACCCGTCGCACTGCGTCGGGCATCTCCGTCTCGCCTGAAACTGCTCTGGAATGCACGGCCGTTCTCGCCTGCGTCCGCGTGCTATCCGAGTCGATCGCCAGCCTGCCGTTCAACGTATACCGGCGACTTCCCGGTGGCGGCAAGGAGATTGCCGAGGAGCAGCACCTGCACGAGGTGATCGCCTATCAGCCGAACTCGTGGATGACCGGCTTTGAGTTCAGAGAACTCATGCAAAGCTGGCTTTTGCTCTGGGGCAACGCCTACGCCTACATCAAGGGCGGCAAGAACGGCGCGGTCACCGAGCTGATCCCGCTCCATCCATCGCGGATGGAGGTCAAGCGGCTCACCAACGGCAAGCTGAGATACTACTACCGAGAGTCCACCAGCCTGATCCAGCCGACGCCTGACCCAACGGAGTATCGGCAGGACGAGATTTTTCATCTTCGCTGGCTTTCATCCGACGGGGTGACAGGGTACCTGCCAACTACCCTGTCGCGAGACGCGATCGGCTTGGCGCGAGCTACGGAACTGCACTCCGGCAGCTTCTTCGGGCACGGCGCGCAGGTCGGAACCTACATCGAAACCGACCAGCCTCACAAACCCGAGGTGCTCGCCCGGTTCAAAGACCAGTGGAATGACGCCCATCAAGGGCCGGACAAGGCATACAAAACCGTCATCATGCCGTTCGGCTTTCACCGCAAGCAGGTCGAAGTCAGGAATGACACGTCTCAGCTCGTCGAGACCAGACGCTTTCAGTTGGCTGAAGTGGCACGCTGCTATCGCGTGCCACAGTATTTGATCGGCGACTTGTCGGATGTTCGGCACAGTACCGTCGAGCAGCAGGCGATCGACTTCGTCACGTTCTCGCTGCTGCCCTGGTGCCGGCGGTGGGAGATGGCTTGCCGGCGAGACCTCGTGGTCGACGACAAGCAGTATTTCTGTCAGTTCGACCTGAACTCGCTGATGGCCGGCGACTACGCCGCGCGGTCGCAGTTCATTCGGGAGATGGCGAACCTCGGAGCGCTCGACATCGACGAGATTCGCGCACAAATCGGCTACAACCCGCTCCCCGACGGCGTCGGGAAGAAGCGGTTCATTCAGGTGAACATGCAACTGCTGGAGGCGTTCACGCTTGAGAACCCAACCGGCCAGAAGCCGCAGACTCCCGCTCCCCAGGGCAGCGTTGACGGGCCGCCGGAACCGACGGTTGGCGATGCCCCCGACAGAGAAGACGCCCCCGACGCCCGCCAGATCGCAGGAGCCGAAGTTGTCTTCAAGACTTCTCTCCGGCGACTCGCCGCCATCGAGGCTGACGGCGTCCTTGAGCGACGCAATAAGCCCGAGAAGCTTGCTGCGTGGCTTGATCAGATGACCGGCCGGATGCGTGAAGAGCTTCGCGAGTCCGCACAGGCTACCGGAAGAGACATCGACAAGTTCGTGGGCTCGTGGATGAGTCGCTCGCGAGAACTCCTGCTCGAGTGCCATCGCAGCGGCCAGAAGTACGAATCAGTAACCGAGGACTGGTGCGACAAGCACCTGACGAGCGATGCCACAAGCACCTGAAGGCGTGATCGACGCCCTGCAAGCCTCCGTTCGGCTGCACATGACCGCGATTGAGCACTATCAGTCGCTGGCCGAGCACTTCGACCGCTGGGGCTACGGCAAACTTGCCGACACGAGTCGCGGCGAGGCCGAAGAGGAGCGACGGCATCTGCATGAGGTGCAGGCGCGGCTTGAATACTACGACGTTCAGCCGACCTACGACCACGATCAGCCCGATTGGCCCAGGCACGACTACGAGGGCATCCTCGCAGCCAACCTCTCTCTTGAAACCGCCGCTGCGGAGGTCGAGCGAGCCAACGTGGCGGCCTGCCGCGCCGTCGGCGACGAGATTTCTGCCGTCATCTTCACTCAGTTGCTTGAAGGCAGCGAAGAAGCGGTGGCGGCGATCGAAGCAAAACAGCGTGTTATCGAACAGATCGGTCTGGACAACTACCTCGCGAATCAGGTGACGGCATGAGCAACGAGATTGAGCGGCGCACGACGGTTTCGGACGCGACGATCGAGTACCGAGACATGG